CGGATGGGAAGGCGTGGACGCTGCAGACCAGTGTGGCGGATATCGTATGGACCAGTGTGGTCTGGAACGGGACGGTGTTTTGTGCCGTGGCCGCCTCTGCGGTGGCCAATGACGTGATGACCTCCCCCGATGGGATCACCTGGACCATTCGCACGGGCGCGGCCACGAACGGCTGGCAGCAAGTGGTGTGGGGCGAGGGACTCTTTGTGGCCGTGGCCTCCACGGGCGTCGGCAACCGGGTGATGACGAGCCCGGACGGGATTGTCTGGACCATTCGCACGAGTGCGGCGGATTACAGCTGGATCTCGGTGACCTATAGTCCTGAGCTGTCTCTGTTTGTGGCGGTGGCGGACGCGGCTGGCGGCGGAACGACCGACCGGTGCATGACCTCGCCAGACGGCATCAACTGGACGCTTCGAACCATTGGGACCGCGCTCAATTGGCGCGGGGTCGGCTGGAACGGCACGCGATTCGCCGCGGTCTCTAGCGGCACCACGGGCGTCTCGACGAGCCTTGACGGCATCACCTGGACGCAAGGGACGATGCCGAACTCGAACACGTCGCGGTGCATTGCCTGGAACGGGGTGGTGTTTGCCGTGGGACAGATCAATGCCGGGGTCGGCAACCGCGTTGTGACGAGCCCGGACGGCATCGTCTGGACGGCGGGGCAATCGTCTGCCGACAATAACTGGACGGGGATCTGTGCGGCGGGCGCGACCTTTTGCGCGGTGTCCGCGACCGGCACGGGAGACCGGGTGATGCTGTCCGTCCAGACACCGGGGCGATATCTCTGCCGTCGCTGGACACGCACGACGGTAGCCCCCAGCATCGATACGATCACGGCGACGTTTGACGAGGTGGCAGAATGAGCATTAGCGTCACACGCGACATTCAACAGCTCGACCCTGATGCGCTCATTGAATTATTCGAGCTGGACGCGACGAGTCTGGGCGGGACACTCTCGCGGTTTCACGCCGGCACCAACGGCCTGCATACGCATGTGGTCTGGGTGGGCAATACCTATGTGGCGATGCCGATCGAGGTGTCAGGATTTGAACTCACGGGCAAGGGAAAGCTGCCACGCCCGGTGATGAAAACGCAAAACGTCGATGGACTCATTGGGGCGCTGGTGGATACCTATCACGATCTCATCGGGGCCAAAGTGACGCGCAAGCGCACGTTCAAGAAATATCTCGATGCCGTGAATTTCTCCGGCGGGGTCAACCCGACGGCCGATCCCACGGCGGCGTTTCCGGATGATATCTATTATGTGCATCGGAAGGCGAGCCATACGAAACACACGGTGGAGTTTGAGCTGGCCTCGGCCTTCGACATTCAGGGGGTGCAGTTGCCGCGTCGGCAGATCATTCAACATCTCTGCTTCTGGACCTACCGCAGCGCGGAATGTGGGTATGCCGGGGGCGCGGTCGCCGACGCCAACGATACGCCCACGACAGACCTGGCACAGGACGTGTGCGGGAAACGGGTGCTGAGTTGCACGATGCGATTCGGCACCACAGCCCCGCTGCCGTTCGGCGGGTTCCCCGGCGTCGGGACGGTGCGGTCATGACGCCAGAGACCCTCGCACAGATTCGGGCTCATGCCCAGCAATGCTTTCCTCTAGAGAGTTGTGGGGTGGTGCTGGTGCAGCACGGCAAGGAGCGGTATCGCCCATGCCGCAATGCGTCCACGGGGGCCGATCAATTTCAGATCGATCCGCGCGACTACGCGCAGGCAGAGGAGGCGGGCGACATTATCACGATCGTGCATAGCCATGTCAACGTCTCGCCGCAGCCCTCGCAGGCCGATCTGGTGGGGTGTGAAGCGACGGGATTGCCGTGGGCGATTGTCAATTGGCCAACAGGAGAGTTGCACGAGTTTACCCCGACGCAGTACAAAGCCCCGTTGATCGGGCGGGCCTTCTCGCATGGGGTGCTGGACTGCTACAGCCTGATCCGTGATTATTATCAGGAGGTGCTCGGCCTCGTGCTGCCAGATTTTTCGCGGCGTGACGACTGGTGGCATGGGGACGAGGATTTGTATCGAGACAATTTTGCCGCGGCAGGGTTCGTGGTGGTCGACGAGACCGCGCTCCGTCTCCACGATGTGATCCTGATGCAGCTCTGCGCGCCGAAAACCAACCATGGCGCGGTATACCTGGGTGACGGCATCATCCTGCATCACCCGATGAATCGCCTGAGCGGGCGCGATCCGTACGGCGGATTTTGGCAGAAGATTTCCACGCACTGGCTCAGACACAAGGACGCGCCATGACGAATGTGTATCTCTACGGGGCATTAGGTCGCCGCTTTGGATTCCGATGGTCACTGGAGGTGTCGAGCCCGGCTGAGGCGGTGCGGGCCATCATGGCGAACCGCCCGGATTTCCAGCGGTACCTCTATCAGCATAGCGCCCCAGGCTATCAGGTGTGCATCGGCAACGATCCGGTTCCTGGACCGGATGGGTTGCAGTACCCCATCGGGCGGCAGGCCATTAAAATCGTGCCGGTTGTGCGCGGGGGCGCGAAGAGCCCCGTGATCGGGATTATCATCGGTGTCGTGATTATTGCGGCAGCGGTGGTCACGCTGAATCCCGAATTGATCGGCCTGGCTCCAGGGTTTTTCGTGACGGCAGGAGGGGTAGGCGCGAGTTTAGCGGTGACAGCGGGGTTCATTGGTGCCGGGCTGGTTGTGAGTGGATTAACCTCGCTTCTCACCAAACCGACGGGCGTGAAAATTGACGAGCGTCCAGAGAATACGCCCTCCACTATTTTCGGGGGGCCCGTCAACACCACGGCAGGCGGGCATCCGGTGCCGGTGGGGTACGGGCGGTTACGGGTGGGGTCTGCCGTGATTAGCGCGGGCATCTCGACGAAGGATGTGGCCATCACATGACGACCATACGCGGAGCAGGCGGCGGTGGCAAAGCCGGTGGGAGCGCCGCGCGAGTCCCCGTGGAAGCACGGGACTCGCTGCGCTCCGTCTCGCTCGCCAAAATCGTGGACCTCCTGGCCGAGGGGGAAATCGAGGGGCTGGTGAACGGCGCGAAATCGATCTACCTGAACGGCACGCCGCTCCAAAACGATGACGACGGGGGCACGTTTAACTTTACCGGCGTGTCGTATGACGAGCGCACCGGGACACAAAATCAGACCGCGCTCGACGATTATCAGGGCACGGAATCGGAATTTGCCGTCTCCACCGAAGTCAAATTCGCCACGCCCGTGGTGCGGACGATCACGAACAGCAATGTGGATGCGATGCGCGTGCGGCTGGGCTTTCCGTCGCTCTCCTCGCAAAATACCACGAACGGGGATTTGAACGGGACCACGGTACAGATTGCGATCGATGTCCAGGCGAACGGGGGCGGCTATGTGCCCCAGATCATCGGGGTCGAATGGCGTGCCGCGGCAAATCCCTCTGCGGTCGCTGCCGTCGGGCTTCAGATCGACGTGCGGTGGACGTGGAGCCCCACGATGGTCACGCAACCCAACGCGCGGAGACCGCTCGCGACCTATGTGTCGCTCGTCTATGACGTGCAGTACCGGCAGGTCGGGGCGGGAGGCTGGACCACGCTCAAACGGGATGCGGTCACGTCGTCCGATACGTTTACCGGACGAGGCCGAACGGGATTCCTCAGCGGACTCTTTCCGCCTCGGACCTATACCGCGCTCGGGTTGCCGGAATTACTGTATGAGGCTCGCGTGGTCATTGTGAGCGGGACCGGGACCGTCTCCATCACCGGGTTCCGCCTCCTGGTGCCCGTGCCCTACGATACACTGACCGGGAAAACCACGAGTACCTATCAGCGATCCTACCGGATCAATTTGACGGGGACCCCGCCGTGGGATGTGCGGGTCCGGCGGCTCACGGCGGATTCGGTGTCGGTCGCCTTGCAAAATAAAACGTTCTGGGACAGTTATGCCGAAGTGGTGGATGAGAAATTCACCTATCCGAACAGTGCCCTCATCGGGCTCACCGTAGACGCCTCGCAGTTCTCCTCGATCCCGACGCGCGGGTACGATGTCAAACTCCTCAAGGTCAAGATCCCCTCCAACTACGATCCCATCACGCGGATCTATACCGGGATCTGGGATGGTACGTTTGTGATCGCGTGGACCGATAACCCCGCCTGGTGTTTCTATGATCTCCTGACCATGGCCCGCTATGGGTTGGGCGCATTTCTCACCGCCTCCGCCGTCGATAAGTGGAGCCTCTACACCATCGCCCAATACTGTGATGGCCTGGTGGATGATGGCTACGGGAATCAGGAGCCACGGTTCCGCTGCAATATCTACCTCCAAACACGCGCCGAGGCCTATCAGGTGCTCGCCACGCTGGCGTCCGTCTTTCGCGGCATGGCCTATTGGGCCGGCGGCACGTTGCTGGCGGTGCAGGATGCGCCAGCCGATCCGGTGTTTCTCTTTACAGAGACCAACGTCATTGACGGATTGTTCACCTACAGCGGCACGGCGAGGAACGCCCGACATACCGTGGCGCTTGTCTCGTGGACCGATCCTGACGATGGCTACAAACTCAAGCCGGAATACGTGGAGGATCGTGAGGGCATCAGCCTCTACGGCGTGAACGCGACCGAGGTGACGGCGATTGGGGCCGTCTCGCGTGGGCAGGCGCATCGACTCGGCCAATGGA